ACGTCAATACTTTTTAGATTGAAATCTTGCCTGAATACTTGCTGTGCTCCACCTGCGACTTCATAGGGATACATATCTGGAAGGTACTCACCATCTAAACGAGTGAGTATTCGCAGGTCTTTGGTTTGTGCTGAGTGTAGACGCTTATGCACAGCGTTGAACAGTTTTGAAGACTGTTCAAGTAGAGCCATAGTCGTTCCGACTGGCCCATAGTTTGTTGCATTATCTACTACATTATCAGTAGAATCTGCAAATTGTGCTGCAAGTTTTGATGCGTAATCCATCAAATTAAATAGTGTAGATGATGGTTCTTTGAATGGAAGTATTTGTAATGACTTACTCAAATCACCAGCAGGTGCATTAACTTCTCTAAACTCTCCTGGTGCAATTGGCTCGTCAGGTGCAAGGACACGAAGACCGTGTGCCTTGAATCCACCTGGCAAGTTCGCAAAGGTACCTGCATCTAATAATTGACGCATAGAGGAGGTAGCTGTTTTTGTTAATCCACCGATTAAATGTATGTAACCATAACCATAAAAACCTAAACCTGGAATCATTGTATAATGTGTGAAGAACATTTTCTTTTTCTTCATAGCATCTTGTTGATCCCAGTTTCTTCTTATACATAAAACTTTTTGACCATCTTCAGTCATATGAACAATGTATGGAAGTTTTAATCCGTCTTGATCTTCAAAGCCTGGTAAATCTATATTGACGTGCATTTCTAAAATGCTTACGTATTCATCGTTATCTGTAGGTTTACTTACTCCTACAATTTCGTTTTCTAATTCTTTAGCTCCTGATTCTTCTAAGTCATAATCTGTATCAATATCTATATCTCTAAACATTCCTATCAATTGCATTTTTTTAATTTCATTTTTTGATAATAAATATTTATGAGTGTAGCGTTCTGCACTTTCTAAATTAGTTGCATAATAATCTACAAAGAAATCTGAAGACTTAATAAATTCTGTAACTGGTCTTTGTAATGCTGGATCCCAAAAAGTTTTTTTAAATGACGTTCCATATAATGCAACATTAAATAATAACTTATCTAATTCAGGACCATATTCTGGCATTTGAAATTGTGTTTGCCAATTTAAAAATTGTCTTACACGATTTGCTTGTTCTAATTTTTGTTGAGTCTGTGTTCCCATAATTCTGGTACGCACAGGACCTTCAGTTGGAAATAATTCTTTATATGCTTTTGCTTGAAATTTTACTACTGCTTGTGCAAGCACTGGATGTGTAACTCCAGCTGATCCAGGAAAAGCTCCTGCTGAATCATCGTATTGTAATCCTAATAATGTAATTCCATCTTCTGCAATTTCATCATATTCTGAACGTGAATCTTTGTCACGTTGAAACCCTTCGTCTAAATCATTAGCAACAGATTGTAAATCTTCTTCACTCATTACCTCAGCTAAGTTTGCATCAAATGCTCCTTCATCTACCAAGTTCTCTTCATCAAAAAGACCCATAGCTTCTGCTTCATCAATCTCTTGTTGATCAGTTAATGTAACTTCTACACCACCATCTTCCATTTCTGCAATATCTTCACCAGTTGGAATAGGTGTAGATATTTCTTCTTCGAATAAATCTATTTGTTTTTCAATTGCCATATATCCCCTTTAAATATAATAACGTCTACTACTCTCCTTATTATAAATCTCTTTTTCTCTTTTGTCAAGCCATGTATCTGCTCCATGACTAACATATCCACCGTTCCTCATCCACAATAAAGCCTGTGATACAGTATCCATATAGTCGTCATGACTACCTGTAGGAAAAGTTCTAGCCTCATCTATAACATCCATAGCCCAATCTTTCTTAAATGGAGCATATATTCTACCATTATGGAATAATGATGTAATAGCATAAGCTCTTGCTATCTTATCTCTATCAGGTTGAAACTCAAATATAGGTAATCCAGTCATACGTAAATCTTGTATTAAAGATTGACCCGATGCCTTCTTTTCAATAAGAATTGAATCAGGTTTATGTTCTTCGTACTTCTTAACTGCTTTAGTTCTAAGTGTAGGATAGTCCCATCTTCCTCTTTCTGCACCTAATAGCACTAAATTAGGCATATCAAGTCCTGATTTAAAGACACCCCATGTAGTAACTGCAGAATAATCCGCAGATGTCTTAGTTGAAAACGCAGTATCCCATGATTGTATGATATAATCACACTCAGGTGGTGTAATATTGTCCCAATTCTGCCACCATTCTAATTTTATTATGTTTCCTTCCTCATTTGTAGGTGCTTGGCTGTACAATGCATCAAATTTGAAGGAAGGTGTGTTGTTTTTTGTACGAATTATCTCTTCTGTAGACCAATGAAACCCATCTTTATGGTCTGATGCAGGCCAAAATGAACTTCCTAACTTTAATTTAGTATAATTTTGGGACAAATATCCTTGAGATACCAGAGATTCTCTAGCTTTTTCTAATTTTTCTAAAGATTCTGTAGTATTTAGGGCAGGAATACGTACTACTTCCCATTCATCTGCCATAGGACTATCATCTTCTAAAGATAATAAGTGCCCTGCCAAATCATTTTCGTGCCATCTTGTCATAACTAACACTACTTTTCCACCAGGCATTAATCTTGTACGCAAACCAGAAGAATACCACTCATTGAGTGCCTCCCTTCGCGCTTTGGAATAAGCATCTTGCTCTGATATCGGGTCATCAATGATAGCAAGATGGGCACCAAAACCAGCAATACCTGATCCTGAACCAGCTGCTAGAAAAGAACCTGCTTCTTTACCTTTGTGCTGAAGACCCCAGCTATTAGCTGAGCGATTATCTTTACGAATATTAATTTGTGGGAATATAGTTCGAAATTGATCTGTATTAATTATATCACGAATAGCTCGACCAAACCTTGTAGCTAAATCATCACTATGTGACACTGCAATTTCTTGCCAAAAAGGATTTTTACCTAAAGCCCATGCAGGAAAATATGTAGATGTAATTAATGACTTACTAGAACGTGGTGCAACAAAGACCATAAGTCTATCTGTTTCACCAGATTCTATTTTCATTAATTGATCACATAACACTCTGTGATGTGGACCTACACTAAATGAAGGATTCATTAACATAATAAATGCTAATAAATCTTTGCGCGCTGATTGTACTGCTAATCTAGTGGCGGCGTTTCTATCTTCACTCGTTAAGGTAACAGACATATGCTTGATCTCCCCAAACAACTAATTGACGATAAATGTCTTCAATTGGTTTGCTCGGATCATATAAGTCCAACATTGGATGTAATACCATACTTATATCTCCTGTTAAATTTATTCTTACCACTTCTTTTTAAATCCTATTTTAATTCCACCTTTAGGATCTATACTAGCTGACCAACCTTTTTTCTTTAGATCTTTTGCCTTTTTAAAAACTTGGCTAACTCCTGGAGTAGCTTCTACCCATTCACCAGCTTTCTTTTGAATCCCTTGTGTAGCTTTATTAATCATTGCGGCCCCGCCTATGGTCAATAAATCTTTGGCCGCATCTTGTGGGTCAGTATATTCTTTTTTAAATTTTGACATTATCTAGATTTTGCTATAGATTCTTTCTTTTTCTTAGTTTTTTTACCAGCTATAACTCTAGATATATTTGCTTTACTATCTGAATCTATATCTTTTATACCAGATTCTTCAATAGCAATATCAGCATCAGATCCTTTATGTCTTCCTTTTGTAAATTCTGTTTCAGGTTTTTTAGCCATTTTCTTACGAAGTTTATTTTTCTTTTTACCTTCAGCACCTCTATCAAACTTACCTTCACGTTCTTGTTTTAAAGTGTCATTCATGACATCTTTAAATTTAAAGTTTTGTCCTTTAATAGATTTCTTTAGTTCATTTATTTTAATTTGAAATTGGTTACGCCCATCATCAGATTTTTGCGCAACAAGTTTATCCTTGTCAGCTAATAATCTTTTATATTCTTTTACTGCCTCATCATAAAAGTTTAAATTTAATTCAGTTGCCATTATCTATTCCTCATCCAAGCAGGCTTAGACTTATCCATCTTAACCTTTTTGCTTGCTTTCTTTTTAGTTTTAAGTTTCTTATTAATAACTTTTTTTATTTCTTTGCGCATTAATACCCAGAAGATTTTTTAATCTTCTTGACATTTTTCTTCTTAGCTTTTTTCTGTGATTTCTTTACAGATTTTTTCACAGCTTTCGGCATGTTCTTATACATACTATCTCCTATGATTTTTTAATTTCTTT